TGGCTTCAACTACCTCTGCCTGTGAGCGGAATACGTCACGATTAGATGCAGCAGGTTTGCCTTTAAAGAGTTGTCCTTCAACGCCCATAGCTTCAGTGTATTTAGATTTTAATGCTTCAATAGCAAAAGCAATTGCATCGTAGTTGCCGCTAGCAATTACATTATCGTAACGTTGAATAGCTTCTTGTGAAAGATTGTCAGCTGCCCAAGCAATCATCTCCTGATAACTGTCATTTCCTCCAGCAAGCCCACGAAGTTCAGAGACTTCTTCCTCACTGATGTCAGCAGATTGAGGTTGGTTAGCTTCAACTTCTTTACGATACTTTAGATATTCAGCAGCAAGTTCCACTGAATTCATCTTTGAAAGCTGCTCTTTAACTTGATCAGAGATGTTACCACTCTGAGCTTGTTCCCAAAGAGCATCTAGAAGATTGACATCATCTTCTTCGTCATCATCTTCACCATCATTGTTGATGGTAGATTCTTCATCTTCATTGTTTCTAGAGCCGAGTTTAGATTGCAACTCAATGTAAGCTTTCTCTAGTTCCTCAGCGTCCCGAAACTTACCAGCTAGAAGTTGTTGTTCTTCAGCAGCTTGAGCTTCACCAATGGCAAGCGCCTCTTGCTCAGCTTCTGTAAATTCAGGCTGATCCGCTGGTGTTGGATCATACGTCAGTGTTGCCATGTGCAGTAGTTACTTTAAGATTACCAAGACCAACTTTAGTTACATAGTTGGGTGAACGACCAAGAGTGGGTGCTCCAATCTTAGGCGAAGGTTCGTACTTATTAGGCTTGGGATCTTCGACCTTAAGTACAGGACGGTCAGTAGGTGGATGTGCTACTTCACGTACATCACGTTCAGGTTCAACCTGAGTAGGTTTACGCCGGCTGCGGCGGTTGGGTGTTTGGTTGCTCATTTGGTTGTGGATATTTAGATGGATCATTTACAGGAGCAGAAGCAAGTTGACCGACCTGTTTAGTCAGTTCCATTTGTTGTTGTTGCTGCATAGCCTGAGCTTGTTCAGCTTGTACATCTTGCATACTCTTAACAAGGTTGAGAACATCAATACCTTGAGCAGCAGCAAGACGCTTGATAACCTCTTCAGGATTAACAAAAGTCTGAATAGCTTCTGGACCCATTGTTTGTGCAATAGTCATCAGGAATGCACCAAGGCTTTCCCGATCTTGTCCTCTACCTAATGCGTTGATACCAGCCACAATAGTAGGCTTGACAATACCTTTAGGTATACGAGGAATCTCTCCAGTCTTCTGGAAGACAGAGAGCTTACGGTTCAAGTAAGGAACTAAGAAGTCAACAGTCAGCATGGAGAATAATCCACCGAGTTGTTGTTCCAGTTCAAGTTGTGTCATACGAACCTCTTCAGCTGTAGTGCGTTCGCTGTCTCGTACATTCATAATAAGGAATGCATCAGACAATCTACGCTCTAACTGAAGAGCCATCTGATAAGCAGTACCGAAGTCTGCTGTCTTACCTACTTGAACAACTCCAATGTCATCAGGTCGTCCTTGGACAATCGCACCGTTGCCTGCAGCGGCCAGCGTCTGCGGTTTAGTGGTGCTTGAGGGTGAGACTACGAACACCACCTTAGCGGCTGCTGCAGAGCCTTCTACGAGTGCCTGAGAGAGTGCTTCAAGAGACCGTAGATCTCCAATGAATTCCTCTACCCTACCACGACCATACATTTCACCATCAACAGAGTTGAAGCGAAGGGCTAGCCACGGACTAGATTCAATCGGTGCTTTACCAAATGACTTTGGAATAACAGTGTCTTCTACTTCTTGATGCCAGACATAGCGATTGTTGTCACGACGAACATGTGTGTAGATGTCTACTTCATCACGATCATTACGCTTGTCTTTACCAACTTCATTTGGTTTTGATTTAGGAAGTATGTCTCCAAGTAGTTGTCTGGAGATACGTTCTTTGGTTACGATTTCAATGACGTTACCGTCGCCATCTCTGTCTACAACATAGCGGTTGAGAGGATACAACCGAAGCCCATCCTTGCTCATGTAAATCAGAGCATTGCCAGCAACAACAAGGTGCTTCAATGCTTGGTGTACAACCACACGATCATCACTAGCAGCGATGGATTCCATGATAGTACGTTCGATCTTAGCAAAGGCTAGATCAAGTTCTGATTTAATACCAGGACCGTATTCTTGACCAAGCATTGTCTCATCCACTTGTAGCTTAAAGAAGCTAGTCTGTGGAGGAAGCAGTGCAAGCATCAGCTTAGAGGAAAGAGTAACAACACCTTTAGCACCTACTGATTGCCAAGGAGATGGCAAAGGCTTAGCTGTTTTATATTCTTCCTCATCATCACGGATAAGGTAAGGCAGGGTAAGTTCGGCAGCTCTACGCGCAATGGTTAGATATTGAGTGCGATCACCGTACAATAAATCGTACCGTTCTTTAGCAGACATTACAGGGTAAGTCCTCCAATAGTTAATCCAGCTAGATTGCTAGAACCGAATGTGGGTGTACGACCAGCACGCATATAATCGCGCCGAGTTTTACGTTGCCGCTGCTTTGCTCGAATTGATTCACCAATATAAGACTGACCCAACGCTGCCAGTTGCAGCGGGTCTTTTGTTTCAAAGCTTGAACTTAGTTGAGCAAAGTCTTCCAATGCTGGCATGTCTGGAGTGGCTATGTCAGAACCACCTCCTAAATCACCAAGATCAAAACCGCCCATATCCACAGGCTCCGGAGAATAGCTAGGTGCAGCTACATCAGCCATTGGTGTTGATTGCACTGCAGCCCTTGGTTGAGCAAATCCTCTAGGCAGTACAGTAGCAGTACTACCTTTAGAGCCAATAAAAAGCGACGAACCTTTATCTAGTTTACCAGCTGATGCTAGTTGCTGAAGGATTGGGTCATACTTACCGGCAGCCTCTGCAAATCCAGGTATAACTTGCCGAGCCATAGCCATCATCGGATCGGTGTATGTACCCTTTTGGAACTGGTTTACAACCTTGGATCCAATAGACAGTCCCTGGCCAACAGCGTTAAGTAGAATTTTTTCTGGAGATTTATTTTTTGCTTGAGCAATAGAGAGAAGCTCTTTCTCTGATAGCACAGGTCCAGCCTGTTTCAAGCTAGTCACAGGTGCTGCATTTTGCCAAGCTTGCCCTAAGGTGTAACCCTTTTGACTTGCATATGCAATGACATCCTCTTTACTAGCCTTGCCAAGTAGCCCAGCTTTCCAAGAAGATAAGCCTACGGTTCCTCCTCCGGCAACATGCTGGTCAATCTTTTTTTTCCAATTTGCCTTAGCCATTGTTCTCTTCGTTGAGTTGGTACTGTATCCACTCTACCACAGAACGTTGGCCGGAGCGGTACATTATTTTTTCGATGGAATCATCAGGGGTGGGTGTGGTGGATGGGAAGTTCTCCTCAAGTTTATCAAGGAGAACATTAAGCTGCAGTCCGCTTGTCTCTAAGAGACTAAGCATACTGTGGGAGGTTTGGGTTTGCATGTTCAAAGAAGGCAGGCATCCTAGCCCGACGTGTGTCAGAAAGCTCAGGTGCCTTACCTTGATACATTAAAGAGTCGCTGGAATCCAGCCAAAATTTTTTGTCTAAATATTTAATTGAGGTATTTCTACCTAGTGGCTCAAGCACCCAATTAATGGTTGCCTTCCTGAGCTTATCGAGAGAAGGACTCCAATCGAGACCAAGCTCAGTACATACCAAGCTATTCGCTGCAACATGGACTTGTTCATCACGTGAAATGTCGGCGCTTACTGTTCGGAGACCAGCATCACCGTTAAATCTGAAGAATGGGAGGAGCACAAAGAAAATTGCACGTTCGGCAACCAGTGCCTTGAGGATTGTGTGATCTGGATGAGCAATCCAGGCGTCCCTAAGCTTCTTCGCTTCGGCTTCAGCCTTTTCATCAACGCCGATAGCGTTGGCGATGTAACCGAGTGCAAGGTCGTGATTTTCCTCGTCCTTGATATTGGATTGAAGGAGATCCCTCGCCATGTTTGGAACTTCATTCTTCAGTGCATCAGTAATAAAATCTCCGACGGGAAGTTCCATGTGGCGGATAGCCAAAGCACGGTAGATTGCTTCTTCCGCACCTTCACGGAGCTTCCCAGCTGTGGTCTGTACCGGAGACCACTTCCGTTTACGATTCAATAGTTTTTGATAGGGGTTCATTCGCCGCAATTACAATCAGGAGCAGGATCATTTAGAAGAGACTCCAGGTATGCGGTAACGTCACCATCATCCAATGCGGCATAGGCATCAGACTTGTCTTGAACGTCACCCATTACTTGGAGACTGTAGTAAAGAGAAGTCTGTGGACTTGCCAACCAATCTTCGATGAATTGCTCATCATAGGTAACCACATCTGACCAGCTGTTGAAGGAATAACCATGCAACAGTCCGGTACTATCAAGTAGACGAATGATGCCGTCTACTACACGTTTGTATGACTCCCAGCCAACTTCCGACGCGATCTCAACCGGACCGTAGTCGTAGCTCTGGACGCCAAAGGTGCCGCTATCACGGTCCACTTGACGGGCAATGGGAGGAGCGATCTCAGGACAGGTAGTGTACCCATCGAGATCAGTGTAGCGATAGCTGCAGGAGGCTGTAGGAGCGATGGCAAAGGCACGTTCCATACGATTAGCCTTAGCGATCTCTGCAGCGGCTTGGATGCCCGCCTGAAGCTCCTTAGCGATCACGTAGCCAGGAGTAGCGGGGTAGGGGCGGCCACTGTTCAATGCATCAAGTGCAAGACCGAAGTCATTGTAGGTCACTCCTTGGGCTCGGAGAAGGTTGGCAAGTCCCAACATTCCGAGACCGACTTGGCGATCAGTCTCTGAAGGCAAGTATTCTCCGCTTTCTCCAACATTTGTTTTGCCGTGTAGGTCGCACAGTTCGGACATTCCTTGTGCAAACGCACCTCGAATTTCATCGAGTTCGCATCCGCCGAGGTTAACATGTTGAAGTAGACAGGTCCCTCGGCTTGGGAGATATACCTCCAGGCATACGTTACCCCGGATTCGATTTCCATTACGATCTACCTTGGTTTTGTTGAGCCAGATGTCACCACGTTTGATACCTTCAAGTAGTGCATTCTTTACTTGGGGTGTGGCTTCTTTCCACCAGTGGTCGTTGATGTTTACACAACGTTTGACCCACGGCAATTCACTACGGCTAGCAGTAACGAACTCAAGCACATCAGGATGACTGAGATCTAGGTGACACACTACAGCACCGTTTTTGTATACCCCGCCGCGACGAAGGATTTCATTTAGTGTTGAATAAATTTTAGCAAAGGATACAGGACCAGAGGCTACTAGTCCTTTACCGTTCTCAGCTCCTTTGGGTCGCAACTTGCTAAGGTGGACAGCAACGCCTGCACCGTATCGGAGTGCATGGCTAACGAAACGCCAACTGGCTTCGATTCCATTTTCTCCTTCCATCGTGTCTTCCACAACGAAGACGGTACAGGAGACAGGCAAGCGAGAGGTTGGGTCATCAATCCAGGATTGTACACGACCAGTACGAGCAATAAGTTCTTTAGGTGGTTTCGACATTATCAAACAAGATCATTAAGGTTTGGTGGTTGATAGTTCGGTCCCTTCAAGACCTTCCCATCTTCACGGTAGATAGGATTACCGTTGTCGTCTAATTTAGACAAGTTACTTTGGTGAACACGATCCAGAGCTTCATCTAGATCCCATCCAAGATTAGCA